GTTCGAGGGTTGGACAAGATTGCACAGCGGGCGAACGTGGATGCTGATGCTCTCGCTGATGCGTTGTTGAAGATTGAGAACGGTGAGGACATTTCTTCGGATGACCGCACCTTGTTGCAGACAGTGATTGACGAGCTGGCCCCGACCCCTGAAGCTCCGGTGGTGGATAACAGTTTGGAGATGCTCGCTTTGAAGAAGAAGAAGCTGCAACTTCTGATGGGGTACTGATGGCAACGGTTGAGCAGATCGCGTTGATTCTTTTCGATGTTGTTGAGGATGTTGGTGTGGCTGAAATGTTGGCCCGCCGGATTGTTGGACTCGAGGACGAGCCGACTAAAGAAACCCGCGTTATGACGGTTGCCGAAAAGCGTTAACAGTTTAGAGCGCCGTTGACGGGTTTGCCCCTGCCAGGTATTCCACCCTTTCCCTGGTAGGGGCTTTTCTTTTGGAACGGGTTGCACGGCACGGTTTACAATTAGAGGTAGCCGGTGTGCGTCATCGCTACGGTGAGCGATTCTGTGTTATCACGGTTGCGATCCATATTCATTTAGAAAGAAAGATTACTGATGACTGATTCATTTTTGAAGCGTCAGCAGGAGTTGAAAGCTAACCTCACCATGCAGATTCGCGACGTCATTGACGGTGCCGAGTCTGAGGGTCGTGGCCTTGATGCTGCTGAGCTGACCAAGATTGACCGTATCGAAGCTGACATTGAAAGCGCACAGCGCTCTATCGAGGTTGCCGAGATGACTGAAGCCCGTTCCGCTGAGTTCGCTCAGGCTGCTCGTGGCTTCTCCCCTGTTGAGGAAACTAGCCGCGATTCTGCTGAGATTTTCCGTTCGATGTCCCGTGGTGAAATCCGTGGTCACGAGTTCCTGCCTTCTGAGCAGCGCGCACTTGTTTCTTCGGCTGACACTGTTCCTGTTTCGTTCCTTGACCGTGTTTATGATCTGGCAAAGCTTGTCGGCCCATACCTGGAAACCTCTGAGGTTTTCGTTCGCGATTCTGGCAACGACTTCCGCATCCCAGTGATGTCGGGTTACAGCACCGCGGCTGAGGTCACGGAAGGTTCTGCTATCGCAGAGTCCAACCCGACCTACACCTCACTACTTCTGGACCCAAAAAAGCAGGCCTTCATTGTGCAGCTGTCAAATGAACTGGTCCAGGACAGTGGGTTCGATATTGAGGAGCAGGTTGCACGCCAAGCTGGTGTCGCAATCGGTACTCGTGCGAACGTTGTAGTCCACGCAGCCGTTACCGCTGTTGCTGGCTCCGGTGTGACCGCTGGAACCACGAACGCATTCACGACTGATGACCTGATCACATTGGCTTACAGTGTTGATGGTTTCGCTCGTATGCTTCCTGGCACCGGCTACATGGTGAACACCAAGACTCTTGGTGCGATTCGCCGCCTGAAGGATAACGATGGCCGTTACATCTACGACCCCGTAGTTGGACAGCCTTCCACCATCCTCGGAATGCCCGTTTACGAGAACCCTGCCGTGGCTGACATTGCTACTGGTGCCAAGGCTGTGTTCTTCGGACACTGGGGCTCCGTGAAAATTGCGAACGCAGGCGGTCTCCAGGTGAGCGTGAGCAGCGATGCCTACTTCACCAATGATGTCACGGGCTACAGGTTCGTGTACCGTCTTGGCGCTGGTGTTGCTAACGGTGCCGAGCACATCAAGTACCTGGCTCTTGCATAAGCATTAGTCACAAGGCTGAAGGCCCCCGCTGTGTTGTAGGTTTCACGGCGGGGGTTTTCGCTATTATGTTCGAATGACCTACGAAAAGATTAAGGGTGTTGTTTCTTTAGCTTCGAATAACCCTGGGGCTCCAACGGGGTATGGGGTGCAGGCTGAGTTTCTGGTGCGTTACATGAAACGTCACAGCATGAATGTGGGTGTGCTGTCGAACTACGGCCTGGAAGGTGCCATTGGGGAGCATCGCACAGACTTTGGGAGTGTGCCGGTTTACCCTAAAGGTGTTGCACCTTATTCGCAGGATGTTTTGACTGTGTGGCATGAGCATCATCGGCAGTCTGCACCAGACCTGAAGCACGCGATTATGACCCTTTATGATGTGTGGGTTTACAACGCTTGGAAGGATGAGGTGCCGGTTATTTCGTGGGTGCCGTTGGATCATGTGACGTTGCCTCCTGGTGTTGCCGCGTTTTTGCGCCGCGAGAATGTGAGCCCAGTGGCGATGGCCCCGCATGGGAAACGACAGTTGGATAACGCTGCGATAGATTCCGTTTATATTCCTCACGCTGTGAACACGAAGGTGTTTGCTAAGACGCCGAAGATGATGGGGCCGGAGGGGATGACTCCGACACGGGAACTGTTGGGTGTGAGCGATGACACGTTCCTGGTTGCGATGGTGGCCGCGAATAAGGCGAACGGGATTCTGCATCGGAAGGCTTACGATGTGAACTTCATGGCCTTCTCTGCACACCTACAGTCGCACCCTGATTCTCACTTGTATGTTCACGCTGACCCGTCACCTAATGTGGGCGGGTTTGATTTAGCGTTGCTTGCACGAGTGTCTGGGATTCCACCAGAGAAGATTACGTTTGCTAACAGGGATCAGTATCGGATTGGGTACAGTCAGGCTGACCTTGCAGCGTTGTATTCGGCTGCGGATGTTCTGTTGGCCCCGTCTTATGGAGAAGGTTTTGGCGTTCCGCAAATCGAGGCACAATCTGCGGGCTGTCGAGTCATAGGTTCGGGCTGGGCCGCCTCGCCTGACCTGATTGCCGAGGATGGTTGGTTGGTTGAGGGGCAACCGTTTTGGGATGAACCGCAGAAAGCTTTCTTCCAGGTGCCTTTGCTTGGTTCGGTTGTGTCAGCGTTGGAGCTGGCCTATAACGCGGAGCGCGGGTTTTCTGCGATGTCCCGTAAGTTTGCGCTCGACTTTGATGAGGAGAAGGTTTGGGCTGACTACTGGCTGCCGTTCCTGAAGGGGTACTTTGGTGGATAAGCTCATTGTTTACACTGGTGGCACGTTCGACCTGTTTCATTCCGGGCACGTCAATTTTCTGTGGAAGTGTTCACAGCTTGGGCGGGTTGTGGTGGCGTTGAACACGGACGAGTTTATTGAGGCGTATAAGGGTAAGAGCCCGGTGTGTTCGTTCGAGGAGCGTGCCGAGGTTTTGTTGGCGTGCCGTTGGGTTGATGATGTGCTGCCGAATGTTGATGGTGCGGATTCGCGCACGAGCATTGACATGGTGGGGCCGGACATTATTGCGATTGGTACGGATTGGGCTCGCAAAGATTATTACTTGCAGATGGGGTTCACGCAGGATTGGTTGGACGAGCGCGACATTTCCCTCATCTATATTCCTTACACTCACAGCATTTCGACCACGAAACTTAAGGCGCGTAGTGCTGACCGTAATCGGGTCTAGCCCTGACAGGCAGGCTTGGCTTGCTGATTGTTCAGCGTCCTTGGGGCGTGAGCATATTGCGGTTGTGAGTTTTGGTTTCGAGTTGGCGAAGATTCGCTGGGTGATGGAGAACACGAGTGTGAATCGTTTCCTGTTTCTGCAGGATTCTTGGGTTATCAAGTCTGATAAGTTTTGGGATTTGCTCGAGCAGTTTGAGGGGTCTGTGGCGTTGACCCGCGACCCGTATTTCTTTGGGTGCTATGCAGGGGTTTATGAGCGGCACGTTATTGACCGGATTGGTGTGCCGGTTGTGACGGATAAAGCGCACTCGATTCTTTTGGAGATTGACTGGCACCGGCGTTATGTGGAGGCGAGTGGGGAGCCGACAGTGTTGTTCCCTGAGTTGACCGATAAGAACGCTACCGATGTGGTGGAGCGTCACGGGCGGAAGAACCTTGTGTTGGAGAATGACCTTGTGGTGAAGTGGAAGGGAACCTGGTGTTAGAGAACCTGATTGTGCCGGTGCTAAACCGTTACGACTTACTAGATCGCATGGTGTCGAGTATTGACTACCCGGTGAAACATTTACTCATCATTGATAATGGTGCTTCGGATGTGTTGGAGGATATGGCGATTGATGTTCCGGCTTGTGTGGAGCACACGACCTACCTGCCGATGCCCGCTAACCTCGGGGTGGCAGCGTCATGGAACTTGGGGATTAAGTCGTTTCCGTATGATGAGCGTTGGTTTATCGCATCGAATGATGTGCGTTTCGAGCCTGGTGCCCTTGGGAGGCTCTCAGAGGCCCGTAGTGACGAGATAACCCTCTCTAGTATGTTTCCCCATTGGCAGGCGTTCGCTCTCGGCTATGAGGCTGTGAAGCGTGTGGGTTTGTTTGATGAGGGTTTCTTCCCCGCATATTTTGAGGACAACGATTATCAGCGCAGGGCGGAGCGTGCTGGGGTTGCGATTCGCCGGCTCGAGGTGCCCATGATCCATGACAACAGTTCGACCATCAGGTCTGATGAACGGCTGTTGAATCAAAACTCACGCACGTTCACTTCTAACCAGGCACACTTTTCGGAGAAGGTTGCTCGTGACGATTTTGGGGCGGGCTCGTGGAGTGTGGAACGGCGGAGGCTGAACGGGTGGGAGGCCGGGCGGTAGAATGGTGGTTGGAGGTTTATTTTGGCGATTGTGAATGGGTACGCAACACTTTCCGAGGTGAAGGCTGCGGCCAGAATCACCGATGACATTGATGACTCGTTGTTGGAAACTGCGATTGAATCGAGTTCCCGCGATATTGATGCTTACACTGAGCGCGTGTTTTTCAACACGGGTGCTACAGCTGTAACCCGTATTTATATTCCTGAGAACATTTACTTGCTTGAAACGGATGACATCATTGCGGTGACTTCTATCAAGTCGGACACTACGGGTGAGGGCGGGTTCGACCAGACTTGGGCTTCTACTGATTACCAGTTGGAGCCGTTGAACGGGTTGGCTGGTGGCATTGCTACACCTTTCACGAGGGTTCGAGCTGTCGGTGATTATTTGTGGCCGATTTATGAGCCTCGGGACATCAATGCGGGGCAGGCTTCGGTTCAGATTGTGGCACGCTTCGGCTTTGCTTCTATCCCTAGTGCTATCAAACAAGCCACTATTCTTTCCTCCCTGCGGGCGTATAAGCGTTATGAGTCCCCTACGGGTGTGCTCGGGTTCTCGGATATGGGTGTGGTTCGGGTTGGCAGGCTTGACCCTGACGTGGAACGGCTGATTCAGCCTTACAGGAAGATTCGTTTCGCGTGAGCATTAGCCTGATGCGGGCTGGCCTCGCAACAAACATGAACACCATTACCGGGTTGCGCACTTATGCGGAGATTCCTGACGATCCGATGATGCCCGCAGCTGTCGTGCAACTCGGTTCAGTGACCTACAACAGTGCTTTCGCTAAAGGGTTGACCGAATACAGTTTCGTGGTGACAGTGATTTTCGGGCGCATTGCGACAGTGCAGGCACAGAAGAACCTTGATGCACTGATTTCGACTGGTTCAGGTTCGTTGAAGACGGCCATTGAGATAGATCGCACTTTGGGCGGTAACGCTTTTGACACGAGGGTTTCTGAGATGACTAACGTGACCTCCGTTACAATTGGAGATATAACTTACCTCTCGGCAGATTTTGCCGTGACCGTGTTCGCACTATAAGGAGAAAACTGTGGCAAAGTTTGTCGCTACTAACTACAACATCACAATCAACGGGACTAATTTCAGTTCCGACATTGCTGCAGTCACATTTGATCTGAGTGCGGCAGAGCAGGAAGTTACGGCATTTTCGGACACCTTTGTCCAAAGAATTTCGGGCTTGAAGGATGCTTCGGTCACACTTGACTGGCACCAGGACTTTGCCGCTTCGGGTGGCGTGGATGCTGTCATCTTCCCGCTTCTGGGAACCGGCGCGACCGTCACCGTTATCCCTAACGGAACTGCTGTGTCTAGCTCGAATCCGAGCTTTTCTGGGATTTTCTTGGTCACGGAATACAGCCCGCTGGCTTCCTCAGTGGGGGATTTAGCCACGTTTAGCACCTCGTGGCCATTGAGCTCGGGAACGGTAACCAGGAGTACTGTCTAAGTATGAATCCAATAAACCTACAAGTAACTTTCATTGACGAAACAAGCGTTGAGTGTTCGGCTATTGCAGCGGATTTGATTGCGTTTGAGGCACGCTTCGATTTGAGTGTTGCCCGCCTGGGGGATGAAGTGCGTTTGACGCATATGTTCTTTTTGGCGTGGCACGCTCTCAAGCGTACCGGGCACACCACTGATGAGTTTGAGAAGTGGGTTGAGTCTGTTTCGATGGTGGCTGAGGCTCCCACAAAAAAATAAGGGGGCTCGGTGAGTCGAGCCTTCACTGGGAGATTGCGGCCCTTGCTTGTGAAACGGGGATTAGCCCGTTGGAGCTGATGAAGCTTGAGCCTCGAATGTTGTGGACTATTGAGCGTTATCTGATTGCGCGTGCTCAGGCCCAGAGTGGTAAGCGGGGCCGGCGGTAGAATAGGGGTATGCCCGCCCAGTTCACTGTCAAAGCCTCCGATTTGAAGGTGCTTTTGGCTGAGCTACGGAATGTTGACCCTGGGTTGCGTAAGGCGCTCCAAAAGGAGATGCGTGAAGATCTGAAACCTATTGTTGGCAAGTTGGCTGGTGGGGTTCCTACTGCTTCCCCGTTGTCTGGTTTTGCTAATGCTCCGACTGGTAGCCGGTGGCGGTGGGCTGGGGTTTCTGGTCGGACTCAGACGCCTTTGGGTAAGCGTGCGAAGAAGCCTGGTTTCTTTCCTGTGGTGTCGATGGCGTTTCGGTCACGGGGTAAGGCTGCCGGGTTTGAGATTTTGGAGTTGGCTGGGTCTAAGAGTTCTGGGTCTACTCCGCAGGGGCGCGGGATGATTCGAGCGTTGAATGCTGCGGCACCGATGATGAGCGGGTTGGGTCGTTTCTTGATTCCGCAGGCTAAGGGTGAGGCTGGGCCGGCTGTGGTGATTGCTCGAAACATTATTGAGAAGTATGTGGCGTTAGTCAACAGGAGGATTTCGTGAGCGGTTCAATCAATATCCCGGTGGTGTCTAAGTTTGACCCGACTGGTATCAAGCAGGCTCAGACAGCTCTCGGCGGGTTTGGTAAGGCTGTGGCTGGGTTTGGTGCCATTGTTGCGGGTGCGTTCGCTGTTAGGGCTATCGGGAACTTCGCTGCGGAAACGATCCGTATGGGTCAAGAGGTTTTGCAGTCGAATGCTGTGTTGAAGCAGGTGGCGAAAACTAC